TTACTTCTTCGCCTCTGCAACCACTTTACTACCCACGCCGCGGTTATTGTATTCCCACATGCGGTTGTAGTTAGTGTCATTCAGATTGCGCTGTATTTCGTCGTTATCATCTACGCTGCCGGTATTACCCGCAAACGGACGATTAGAGATCACCGCATCGGCCCACGGTTTAGCCGTGTTAAAACCTTCGTTGATGGCGCTATCACGGATCACCACCTGACCGTTGGTATTGGCATCAACATCCAGCGAGCGGCCCAGTTGCGCCACACCATCACCGAAAGCATTGAAACGGCTGTTTACGGCGAGGAAACCGTAGTAAATGTTGGACAGCGTAGCCGGTGCAAACACATACGCTTCTTGCTGAGTACGTGAGTTCACCACGCGGAATTCGGTGTTATCGAACACCACTGCGCCGCGACCAGAAACGATATCCACATCCCCTTCAATGTAGCTGTTGGTCACCAGCGTACGCGGCTGACGATTCGTTTCCAGACGGTTCTGCACACCGCTGTTGGTGACAAAGAAGGTGTTCTGACGACCGAGAATGTTAACGTTGTTAATCTGTACCTGGTCACCATCAGTACGCAGTGCCACCGCCGGATGGTTACCTGCATCTACGCTATCGCCCAGCGTGTTTTCGATGGTCAGATTTTGCAGTTGCAGGCCATTGTTTTGTGACCAGAAGACCGCAGAGCAGAGAACACCGATACTGTCGCTGCGTTTGCTCTGGCAGCTATCGTACATATACCACGCTGGTTTACCTGGCATATATTTGCCGCGCGGGTTGACGTCGTGACGCCAGTCGGCAGGGCTCATGCCACCATCAAGGGAAAGCCCAATCTTCACATCAATCGGTTTTTCACCTGTACCGTACAGAGTAATTCCACCCGGAGCGGCAGGGACATATACCGTTCCCTGATACTCACCAGGCATCACGGCAATATACTGGCGCTTGTTGGTACGCTTGATAATTGCCGCATCTACCGCCGCCTGAATCGTGGTATGCGTTACACCTTGAGTGCCCGCCGGGCCGACAACAAAGTCAGGTTGCGCAGGCAGGGTAATCGGGGAAGGATTCCACGCTGCTGCACCTGGTGTCAGGGATGCAAAATAGTGTTGAGCATCGAAATTCTGCGCTTCTTTTGCCGACAGAATCGGGCGAGAAGAGGTACCAGGCGCGGTTTGATCAGAAGGACGTTGATCGGGCGGGGTTGAGCTACAGGCGGTCAGCGTCACGCCAAAAGCCAATGCCAGCGCCAGACGGGAAACTGAAAATGTGTTCACAGGTTGCTCCGGGCTATGAAATAGAAAAATGAATCCGTTGAAGCCTGCTTTTTTATACTAAGTTGGCATTATAAAAAAGCATTGCTTATCAATTTGTTGCAACGAACAGGTCACTATCAGTCAAAATAAAATCATTATTTGATTTCAATTTTGTCCCACTCCCTGCCTCTGTCATCACGATACTGTGATGCCATGGTGTCCGACTTATGCCCGAGAAGATGTTGAGCAAACTTATCGCTTATCTGCTTCTCATAGAGTCTTGCAGACAAACTGCGCAACTCGTGAAAGGTCGGCGGATCCCCTTCGAAGGAAAGACCTGATGCTTTTCGTGCGCGCATAAAATACCTTGATACTGTGCCGGATGAAAGCGGTTCACGATGAGTAGATGCAATTATGGTTTCTCCGCCAAGAATCTCTTTGCATTTATCAAGTGTTTCCTTCATTGATATCCCGAGAGCATCAACATGCAATGTTGTAGGGATGGCAATTTTTACGCCTGTTTTGCTTTGCTCGACATAAAGATATCCATCTACGATATCAGACCACTTCATTTCGCATAAATCACCAACTCGCTGCCCGGTAACAACAGCCAGCTCCATTGCAAGTCTTAGCCAACATGGTGATGATTCTGCTGCTTGATAAATTTTCAGGTATTCGTCAGCCGTAAGTCTTGATCTCCTTACCTCTGATTTTGCTGCGCGAGTGGCAGCGACCGGGTTTGTTGTTATATGGCCTTCAGCTATTGCCTCTCGGAATGCATCGCTCAGTGTTGATCTGATTAACTTGGCTGACGCCGCCTTGCCCTCGTCTATGTATCCACTGAGCATTGCCGCAATTTCTTTTGTGGTGATGTCTTCAAGTGGAGCATCAGGCAGCCCCCTCCTTATTGCTTTAATTTTGCTCATGTAATTTATGAGAGTCTTCTGCTTGATTCCTCTGCTGGCGAGGATTTTTTCGTAGCGATCAAGCCATGAATGTAACGTAACAGAATTATCACTGTTGATTCTCGCTGTCAGAGGCTTGTGTTTGTGTCCTGAAAATAACTCAATGTTGGCCTGTATTGCTTCAGTGATTGCTATCCTCCTGTCTCGGCCTAATCCAAACTCTTTACCCGTCCTTGGGTCCCTGTAGCAGTAATATCCATTGTTTCTTATATAAAGATTAGGGGGTAAATCCCGGCGCTCATGACTTCGCCTTCTTCCCATTTCTGATCCTCTTCAAAAGGCTACCTGTTACTGGTCGATTTAAGTCAACCTTTACCGCTGATTCGTGGAACAGATACTCTCTTCCATCCTTAACCGGAGGAGGGAATATCCTGCATTCGCGCACCCATCGACGAACTGTTTCAAGGCTTCTTGGGCGTCGCTGGCGTGCATTCCACTCCTGAAGTGTCAAGTACATCGCAAAGTCTCCGCAATTACACGCAAGAAAAGCCGCATTGATGCGGCGATGGTAGGTCTGGATATCATTGAGCCATGAACAGGCCTCATCGAGTGTGAGGCTGTGGTTAGTCCTTTCGTAACTCGCTGATTCTCCTGTAAGTCTCTGGTGCTTTGTTTCCGTGTATCTTCATTTCAGACTTCAACAGAGCAACGAGGGAATCCCATTCGTTGAGGATGCCTTTGAATGCCGGAACGCGCTTTGCAACCTTGTCGAATGAATCTCTGATTTCTGGAATCTTCTCAACAAGTGCAACGCATCGTCGGAAGTCTGCTGCGTCATGGGGAGCGCCGAAGTGATGACCATAGATATTCTTTTTCAGGCCACATGCGATTGAGGCAAGAGTTGCGCTACTGATGCCAACATCGCCAGTCGATTGCCATTTCAAAACCTTCATAGACAAATCTGACATTTCTTGTCTCCAATAAAAAAAACTCCATCAGGCGGCTTGGTGTTCTTTCAGTTCTTCAATTCGAATATTGGTTACGTCTGCATGTGCTATCTGCGCCCATATCATCCAGTGGTCATAGCAGTCATTGATGTTCTCTGCTTCGATAACTCTGTTGAATGGTTCTCCATTCCATTCACCTGTGACTCGGAAGTGCATTTATCATCTCCATAAAACAAAATCCGCCGTAGCGAGTTCAGATAAAAGAAATCCCCGCGAGTGCGAGGATTGTTATTCATTGCCGATATTCACCTTTATCGCGAACACCTTTACCGGTTTATCACCGAAGTGCGGATGTGTGATTGTCTTGATTTCATATCCGTCATACGGAACATCAATTCTGCGGCTGGAATCGTCGCGCTTCGGATATCCCTTTGTGATAATCAGGCGGTCATACTCCCGGAACATAATTCGCTTATTCCAATAGTCATTACACAGGCGATACTCTTCCGTTTTCTCTCCTCGAATCATGGCATCGAAGTATTCACCTTTGACGGCAAGTTGTAGGTTAGCCACGGTTAACCTCCTGCGGAGTAGCCTTTACAAGCACTGGTGCAAATCCATCTTCATTAAGGTTATGAATATAGACTTCTGTTCTCCTGCGCTCTTCAACGTTTAATATTGTTTCTGGATCATAAACCCATACTTTCATTCGACTATTCCATGAAGAAATCGCTTCAGATCTAGTTCGTTTTTCTGGTCCTTGGGCACCACATTTGCATGACACATAGCGCATTTTCCCTCTGATACTGAATGAGTATCCGATGTTAAGCACAGTGGAACCACAGAATGGGCAGCGATATAGATTCATAAATCATCCACCTTAGGCGCAGCTGAGACAGCAACATTCCAGAACTCAGAAAACATATTGTATGCACCAGATAGATTGGAAGTAGCATACCCTCCAAGCTCACTTCTAATCTGAACGGCTCTCATCATTTCCGGGGTTAACTCCTTCGGCACCATAACCCAACCATCCGGAGTTACCGGAGAGTTGCCACCGGGAATATTTTCCGGAATATTTTGTTGTGCGTTTTGTGGTTGTTCTGATTTACCCTGAAGCATGGCGGCGCGGCAGGCGTTCCAGCCAGCTGTTCGCCCAAGCGCGTAAACTTCAGATGGATCAAGATAATCAATGTCATGCCCGTCCTCATCGTCGTTCTCAGGTAATGCAGCAGGTACTACCGGTACTGGCGGAGCGGCGTAGACCTCAATAATTCCATTATCAATAGGCCATTCTCCATCCTTGAGGTAGTCACTTGTGCCGTCAACTTGCTGTTCTGCAATGTGGAATGCACCTATTGGTTTTGCTTCCAGCGATGCCAGAGCAATCCGTGCCAGTTCCATTTGTTCGCCACTAGTAAGTCCGTTATCAAGCGGGGATTTAATGAACAATTCGATACGTTCTTTAGTGATAGTGCTCATATCACTCTCCTTTGATGCGAATGCCAGCTGCGCTTGCTGATTCTTCATATGCGCGTTTAGCAGCGTTAAGGATTGCTGCCAGTGGCGTATAGCCGCCATCCATTCGGATTGTGTTGTGGATGCCAGCCATTGTGTCGCGCAATTTGCTGTGGCTAGCAGACAGTTCTGCTATGCACTTCTCTGCGGCATCGGCTCGATCTTTTTCACGCTGGAACATTTTGTGAGTGCGGTCTATAGCTTCGATTCGTGCCGCTGATGTCTTCTGCACGGCTTCAAGCTCAACACGCAGCTTCCCAACCGTAAGAGCAATATCCTCGTTCTTCTGGTCGCGGCGTTTGATGTATTGCTGGTTTCTTTCCCGTTCATCCAGTAGTGCCAGCACGGTTTCTGGCCCGGTCAGAAATTTGAAGGCGTTGAGCGCATCAATATCCACACCGTAATCCTTAAGTTCCTGTTCAGTTAACAAATCATCATCAACTGGCAACATTAACAGGCGTTCCATTGCCGGAATTGCACGCTCTGCCGCCTCACGCAGTGCCTGATAGTCAATCTTGCTCATTGGATGACTCCTTTACGAAGCTGTTCGGCGATATCTTCGAGAACGCCATCAGAGAATGAACGGTCAAAATCGCCTTCCGGCGCATTGGCCATAAACTCAGTAGAGGTAAGAATCATCCGGGCAATATCAGCGGCGTTCTTCGCAGTATCATCAATAAAACCAGCTTCCCAGGCAGCCAGCATTCTGTTCGCCACAAAGTAAGCGCCCTCCTTGCGTGCTTCAGTCTTCACTTCAGCCAGAAAAGCATCGGTGGCTGGGGTTTCAGTAATATCATCTTCCCATTCGCTAAACTCCTCACGACAAAAGTCATTAAATTCCTTCTCAGATTGCTTAAGCGAGGAATTTTCAGCAGCCATCTTCGCGCATTTAGCCTCAAGGTTATCAATCGTGATTCCAGCAGAACGACACTCCCGCAACGCCGTTTCTAGTTTTGATTCAAGTTCACCGAACTTACGGACAAGATATTCATCGTTTGTTTCGTCAACCTTTAAATCACTTGGGATGCATTTACCTTTCAGAAAACCATCCATCTCAATTAGTGTCATTTGTTTCATTTCTTCCCACTCCGCCACATCGCATTCAGATATTTGTTGTCATTAACAGAACCGAAACTCTTTCTCTTAAGCAATTCCTCTCTCGATGGCATTGGCTTTGCGCGTTGGCGAATAATCATTTCTGCCGGAAGAATGCCGGGATTGTATGCAAGTCCTCTCATGGTAAATTCCTCAGTCATTACTGATAGCGCCATAGCGTGAGCGGTAATTACGCAGGCGCGGGTCAATTTCAGGGAAGTGGGTATATGTGGCTTTGCGGAATGGTCGGATTGATGTCTGGTAAATTCGCTCGCGTTCTTCTTTCTCTGCAAGCCATATACAATGGCGAAATTCCTTTTCCTCTTTCGTTTCCTGCGGTAGCGACATTATCCGATCGTAGTTTTTTCTGAATTTATCCAGCACCTCCGATACGGAATTGCCGGAACAGCGGCGCGCGTCATCCGCACCATACAGAGGCGCTGGCATAATTAAATCCTTATTTTTCTAAATCAGAATGGGATGGAATCGTCGTATACAGGAGTGTTCTGCTGGTTACTACTTTGCTGCTGCGGGCCATTTCCTGAAGCTGCAAATCCAATCTTTGCATTCAGTAATTCAAGAGTGATTGATTGACCATTTTGCCCCTGATAAACATCAACCCTGATGTTTTCTCCGGTAATTTCCACAATGCCACCTTCAACAAGAACACTACGGTAGTAATCCGCTTGCGCTCCCGGCTTGGCAAATACAACGGCGCTGTAGTTTGTCCATTCTTTCTTTTTTGTCTGGCGATCGTAATACTGAACGCCAGCACGGATGTTGAATCCGATATTTTCCCCGGTCTGAAACTCTCTTGCGGGCTTGTTTAGTCTTACAGTAATCGAATGTGCCATTAAGCAGCAGCTCCTTCTAATTCGTCTCGTCTGATGTTGTAAACGTCCTGCGCTTTGTGCTGCTCCGGTGTGCCTTCGAGCATCTTCCACGCTTTGGCGAACGCCTGTTTAAGCTCTTCTACGGTGTTTTTCTGCATTGCTGCGTCAGTGAATGCTTTTAGAACCTGTTCAGGTGTAGGTGATGGTTTTGATTGCTTTGCTGCTGCGTTCTGCTGATGTTTATGCTCGTCGGTATCTGCATCTTTCGCATCATCAATGCCGAATAAACCATTGAGGCAATACTTGCGTGCATAAGAGCTTGTAGCTCCCGTAACTTGTGCAGAATCCATTCCTTTCTTGCTTTCTTCCTCTCGTGCAAGAGCGGTTGCCGTATGACTGTTTTCGCCATCGGTAATAGTTGCCGTGGCTTTCACATAATACCGATCACCAATCAACACAACTTCATCGCTGATTGATAAAAACAGGCCATTCAGTAACGGCTTAACGCCTTCAAGAATATCTTCGCAGCTTCTGTATTTATATTTGCCGAATGAGTTGTACTGATTCTTTGGCGCGTTCAGATTCTCCTGAATAGCTGCCAGTCTTGCGTAAAATTCTTTGCTCATATGATTGTTCTCAGAATGGACACGGCCCAAGGAAATAACGCTGATTTAATACTTCGACTCGGGACAAATTAAGGCATACCCGCATTCCTTCGCGGTCACCATTATGGCGATACCAGAGAGCTTTCTGCGTGTACATGCGCCTCTGTAACTTGCTCTCCTTCACTGTGGTTGCAAGTGACATGAATATCTCCTTCGTTACCGATTAATTCTTTCATCTGACGAATGAATTCTTCGTCTGACCAGTTATCTGTAAAACTCATTTCCTGCGATAACACGGAAGGTTGATAGCTGATTTCATCGCTTTATTTGCTTCAAGCCACATTTTTGAATCACCAATAAATCGGGCTATTACTGCCTTGTTCTGTGCAGCACGAAGCATCTGGTGATTGATGGCTATTTCATTGCGCATAATAAGACCTCAACTCTTTTCCATCCGTCACGTAATTTACGGGTGATTCGTTCAAGTAAAGATTCATTTAATTGGAAGGCACCCATGCGAGCGCCTCCCGCGATTGCGTAAATCATGGGTGGTTCCTTATGTTGGTTTTATTAGTAGGTTATTTTTGTTGCGAATAATTCGCCTTTTACGATGGCTGTTATGATATTTTTAGCAACATCTTCTGATGCGCCAACCTTGATAAGGTCAGCAAGTATTTTGTTATTTACTTCTTTCCGGTGAGCTTTATCCTTTGCTCTACGCTCTTCTTCGTCCTTGATTCTTTTTTCTTCTGCTATTCTGGCTTGCTCTTTTGCTTCAGCCTCGCGCAGGATTCGTTCTGCCTCCTCCTGTGCTTTACGGCGTTCTGCTTCAATTGCCGCATGCTTTTCTCTTTCAGCTCGTTCTGCTGCCTCTTTTGCTTCGCGCTGTGCTCGTTGCTCGGCTTCAATGCGTTCACGCTCTGCACGTTCCTCTGCGGCCTTAGCTTCTGCTTCTCGCCTTGCTGCTGCTTCAATTTCGGCTTTTGCCTTTGCTTCGGCTTCAGCTCTGGCTTTCTCTTCAGCTTCTCTTTTTAAGCGTTCTTCATGCTCTCGCTTTTCCTGCTCCGCTTTGAGTCTTGCCTCTTCTCTTTGGCGGTCAAATTCGCGATCCATCAAAATCGCTATTTCATGGTCAGACTCAATTTGCTTTGCGAGAGCTTCAGCTGCTGCCTTAGCTTCTTCTTCGGCTTTAATCCGCGCCTGTTCTTCCTCATAATCAGTAAGAGGCTGGCGCGCCTTGGCTTTCAGTTCATCAAGGCGATCGCGCACTGTCTTGCGGTTAGCATCAATTAGCTTTGGAATTTCCTTCAGTTCAGCAACAAGGTCTTTGCCAAGACCATCGAGATATGTTTTCGTCTGCGCAACTTTATACGCCAGATAAGCGATCTCCTTTCTGCCCTTTGCCGTTGTGATATCAGGCACAAAGGACATAACTTCACGTTCAACCTTTTGAAGAATTTCTTCAATCTGGTCGGCAGACTAAATTACAGTCATTGCATTTGCTTTTTCAATAACAACTAAATCTGTTACTTCACTCATATATCCTCCGTCAAAAAAATTGCCCTCACACTGGAGGGCAAAGAAGATTTCCAATAATCAGAACAAGTCGGCTCCTGTTTAGTTACGAGCGACATTGCTCCGTGTATTCACTCGTTGGAATGAATACACAGTGCAGTGTTTATTCGTATGCCTGTCTTTTAACCACATCAGGCTCGGTGGTTCTCGTGTACCCCTACAGCGAGAAATCGGATAAACTCTATTCACCCCTACAGAGAGAATGATGGAGATTCACCGATGAGTAACTGGTGGCAGGAACTATTACGTTTCTTCCTGCGTGGTCTTACGCTACAACAGTTAATTCATATGCTTATTATTTTAATTGCCTTGATAATAATCACCCCAGCATCAATTAAAGAGTGGGTAGATATAAGGAACCCCGAAATACTTCCAGATCACTGGATGTATTACGCAATGCTTTTGTGTATCAGTTATGTTCTGAACAGGGGGATGGAGTTTATATTTCTGGCATCTTCAGACAGATATAAAAAATATCTCAGTAAGAGAGATGAGGCTAAAGTAATTGTGGAGACTGAGCGCCTATTCAATTCTCTGAGTATTCAGGAAAAAGAGGTTTTAGCATTTGCTGTTATGGCAAATAACAAAATCGTACTTAAGCACGGCGATCCGGTCGCTTTATCTCTTATGAGAAAAGGCCTTCTCCATCGCTCAGGTGTGACTTACAGCGCGTCAGGTAAAGAGAAATTTGTTATACCTGACGTCTGGTTCCATGAGTGTTATATGCGCTTTGCTGGTAAAGCTGATGAGCTAATTTAGTTCCTCTACGGCGGGGGGGATCGTCACCTCGCTGTCAGTTGTTTTGATTTCCGGTAGCCTGCCGCGTAAATGGCTACGTTTGGAAGACAAGTTGAACCTTCATATTTTCTGGTCAACGTTGTCAGAGTTATAACTTCTGCTCTCATTGCTGGTTTGCGCTTGCATTGCAAGACCACTCGTGAAGGGGTTGGCCTGTGTAGCTTGTCGGAGCTAATCGCCTCCTGACTTTGCAGGTTTGCGCGACGAGCTCTACGGCGAGAAGCTGCGGTGCCTTTAAATTCTGTTTTTCTGGACATAGATTCCTCCCGAATAAACTTTGGCGATGCAATCTCGAAGCTCCTCCTGAGACGGTTACTTCGGCATTGCATCCCACAGCTTATGTGGTTGGGTGATCTGGCTTTTCAGCCACGTAGTCGAGTGTTCGACGTTGTTTAAAGAGCCTGCCAGTCTGCTCCGTTTGGCTTACAGCGTCCTGCTGATGAGTTGACTTTATCGAAATGATAAACTGATGGCAATAGCAAAATGATAAATTGTTTGGGTTTTCAAATATCCTGTTGATTATTATGGTTTTTTATTTGATTGCGGGAATTTATCAGAAGGAATGAAGAGACTTGAGGGGGATCAGAATTTCGTGGTTTAGAAAGTTGTATCTATCAATTTTTCAATAAATACAATTGGTTAAGGTGTTATTAGGTGTGGGGATCGTGAGGCAAAGAAAACCCGGCGCTGAGGCCGGGTTCTGTCATCTAACTTAAGTATCAAGCCGCTTTTTGTGAATGATTGATGTGAGCTTCAAAGTCGCGGCGTAGATTTTGAACGCGCTCTACACATCCGCGCATTTCAGCCAAAAGCTTACTAACGGCAGTATAGTCAAACGCTTTAGTCATTTTTTTTCCCCTCGTTTAAATGTAAGGCTCAACATCAAGGGCTGCTATTGCTGCGCACAATGCGTCAGGATCGTCAGCATCGATGGCTTGAGCCAGGTCATTAGCCAGTATAAGTAACTTATCGATGACAGCGATTTCGCTGGTCTTATCTACACGAAAGTATGGGAGCAGAGCATTACATACGTCTCTGAATGTCCGTAATTCTGCGACAACGTTCGAAAAGGTAGGATCTTTCTTACGAAGATCCACCAATGGCGCTACTTTAGCTGTTTTCAGCATTGCACTAATCTCGCCAATCATTGTTCCATGCAGACGATTAAATTCATCAACAGCTCGGTCATGCAAGCTCTTGTTGATTGGCAATACGTTTTGGGTCACTAACTATACTCCTTATATAGGTGTTCGCCAACAGATTTTCAATATGACTTGGGCGATTTCTGAACAATAAGCACGATTTAGCAATGATTAATTGATGTTAAGCACAAATATCTCTACATCGTGCATTTTTAACTATTTATACACATAAAATCTAATAAATGGATATAAACCTTATGATGATTTTTCTCAATCGAATTGAATAATGATCTCTATCACATCACCCAAACGTCTCTTCAGGCCACTGGTTACCAGCTATGTGACGATGAAGTCACGAACTTTTCAGCCACTCCCTTGCCTCGATGTCATCCAGATGGCGAGATTGCTTCAGAATACCAGCCACATACTCCACCTTTGCTACTTGATGATAAGGCAACGTTATTGGCCTGTGGTCCTGGTTGATGCTTGTAAATTGGTATTCTCCATCTCTGTCATAGCCAAGAACTTTGATCATGTTGTGTCCTTCAACAGTTCTGACAAACACCTCATCCCCCGGGAATACTTTGGTGTTAGGCTCAATGAGTACATATTCTCCTGATTTTATTCTGGGCCACATGCTGTCTCCTTTCACACGAAGACCAAAGGCATCTGGATCATCGCTATAAATATTGAGCCACCCATCGCGCTCTTTGGTCATCTCGATGGCACCATCAACACCAAGAATTGCCTCACCAACCACGCGCACTAACCCTTTTCTTACCTGACCGACAAAAGTTAAAGAATCTGAGCATGATGCAATTGGTGTTACATCATGTACCAAATCAAGCCACCCATTAGGTAACCCAAGTGCGGCTTCGAATTTTCTTGCTAGTTTATCCCCTATGTTTCGAGTGCTTTTTTCACCGGAGACTTGCGTGAGTTGAGAAGGGCTAACTCCAAGCTTATCGGCAAAGCTTGCATTAGTGTTACCCGCGATTTTTTTATGCTCATCTAGCAAAAACGCCAGATTCGATTTGCGAATATCTTTGTTTTCCATCCCACGATTCTCCCTCTATTTAGCAAATGGATAAATATGCATTTTGATAAATCTTCATTGCGTTTTATTTATCAAAATGGTAAAGTCGCTCTGTGTGATAAACGGAGGCACTAATGAGTAATGAACTACTACGCTGGCGAAAAGAGGCTTCTAGTGAGGAATGGAAGCGACTCGCCGCATTAGCGAATACTTCAGTTGGCTATCTTGATCAGATTGTATATGGGTTTCGAAGAGCTTCCCCAGATAAAGCGAATGCAATCGAAGAAGCCACTCGTAATTTCACGGGTTATAAACCTGTGAAAAAGGAAAATCTGGTGTTCGTATCGCGTAGAGCATCAGCAGCATAAGTAACCCCGCTCTTTGTAACAACGGACATTCGTCCTACGTCGCTGAAAAGCGAGTTCCAAGATATCTGACCAACTAAGGCCATATGCGTTTCCACGCATACCTTTCAACTAGCTATTCACTATTGGAAATCTTAAGAAATGGAACAAACAAGTTACAGCAAACTATCACAGCGTGATGTTGATCGCGCAGAAACAGATTTACTTATCAACCTGTCAACGCTTACCCAGCGCGGTCTGGCAAAGATGATTGGCTGTCATGAATCGAAGATAAGCAGAACGGACTGGAGATTTATTGCTTCGGTCTTGTGTGCTTTCGGAATGGCATCAGACATCAGTCCGATTAGCAGAGCTTTTAAGTATGCGCTTGATGGACTCACCAATAAAAAACGCCCGGTGTGCAAGACCGAGCGTTCTGAACAAATCCAGATGGAATTCTGAGGGAATTACTGGATCAATCCACAGGAGTCATTATGACAAATACAGCAAAAATACTCAACTTCGGCAGAGGTAACTTTGCCGAACAGGAGCGTAATGTGGCAGATCTCGATGATGGTTACGCCAGACTATCAAATATGCTGCTTGAGGCCTATTCAGGCGCAGATCTGACCAAGCGACAGTTTAAAGTGCTGCTTGCCATTCTGCGTAAAACCTATGGGTGGAATAAACCAATGGACAGAATCACCGATTCTCAACTTAGCGAGATTACAAAGTTACCTGTCAAACGGTGCAATGAAGCCAAGTTAGAACTCGTCAGAATGAATATTATCAAGCAGCAAGGCGGCATGTTTGGACCAAATAAAAACATCTCAGAATGGTGCATCCCTCAAAACGAGGGAGGTTCCCCTAAAATGAGGGACATCCCTCAAAACGAGGGAAAATCCCCTAAAACGAGGGATAAAACATCCCTCAAATTAGGGGATTGCTATCCCTCAAAACAGGGGGACACAAAAGACACTATTACAAAAGAAAAAAGAAAAGATTATTCGTCCGAGAATTCTGGCGAATCCTCTGACCAGCCAGAAAACGATCTTTCTGTGGTTAAACCGGATGCTGCAATTCAGAGCGGCAGCAAGTGGGGAACAGCAGAAGACCTGACCGCCGCAGAGTGGATGTTTGACATGGTGAAGACCATCGCACCATCAGCCAGAAAACCGAATTTTGCAGGGTGGGCTAACGATATCCGCCTGATGCGTGAACGTGACGGACGTAACCACCGCGATATGTGTGTGCTTTTCCGCTGGGCCTGCCAGGACAACTTCTGGTCCGGTAACGTGCTGAGTCCGGCCAAACTCCGCGACAAGTGGACCCAGCTCGAAATCAACCGTAACAAGCAACAGGCAGCCGTGACAGCCAGCAAACCAAAACTCGACCTGACAAACACAGACTGGATTTACGGGGTGGATCTATGAAAAACATCGCCGCACAGATGGTTAACTTTGACCGTGAGCAGATGCGTCGGATCGCCAACAACATGCCGGAACAGTACGACGAAAAGCCTCAGGTACAGCAGGTAGCGCATATCATCAACGGTGTGTTCAGCCAGTTACTGGCAACTTTCCCGGCGAGCCTGGCTAACCGTGACCAGAACGAACTGAACGAAATCCGCCGCCAGTGGGTTCTGGCTTTCCGGGAAAACGGGATCACCACAATGGAACAGGTTAACGCAGGAATGCGCGTAGCCCGTCGGCAGAATCGACCATTTCTGCCATCACCCGGGCAGTTTGTTGCATGGTGCCGGGAAGAAGCATCCGTTATCGCCGGACTGCCAAACGTCAGCGAGCTGGTTGATATGGTTTACGAGTATTGCCGGAAGCGAGGCCTGTATCCGGATGCGGAGTCTTATCCGTGGAAATCAAACGCGCACTACTGGCTGGTTACCAACCTGTATCAGAACATGCGGGCCAATGCGCTTACTGATGCGGAATTACGCCGTAAGGCCGCAGATGAGCTTGTCCATATGACTGCGAGAATTAACCGTGGTGAGGCGCTCCCTGAACCAGTAAAACAACTTCCTGTCATGGGCGGTAGACCTCTAAATCGTGCACAGGCTCTGGCGAAGATCGCAGAACTCAAAGCTAAGTTCGGACTGAAAGGAGCAAGTGTATGACGGGCAAAGAGGCAATTATTCATTACCTGGGGACGCATAATAGCTTCTGTGCGCCGGACGTTGCCGCGCTAACAGGCGCAACAGTAACCAGCATAAATCAGGCCGCGGCTAAAATGGCACGGGCAGGTCTTCTGGTTATCGAAGGTAAGGTCTGGCGAACGGTGTATTACCGGTTTGCTACCAGGGAAGAACGGGAAGGAAAGATGAGCACGAACCTAATTTTTAAGGAGTGTCGCCAGAGTGCCGCGATGAAACGGGTATTGGCGGTATATGGAGTTAAAAGATGACCATCTACATCACTGAGCTAATAACAGGCCTGCTGGTAATCGCAGGCCTTTTTATTTGGGGGAGAGTAAATCGTGGCTGAGTTTATGCTCGTCGCACTCAAATGCGTTGGCGTTTGATGGATTCTTCTGACGTTATTTATTGTTCTGCATAGCTACATTCGTCTTGTGAATGACGGTAAAGACCCATGGTATACGTTGTTTGGCGCTGCATTTGTCTGGGTGATTATCGGTGTTGCGCCTGTCGCTGTAGCAAAAATGGCGTGGCGTTTTGTGAGTTGAACTGAGGGTAAGTATCGATGGACGAATCAAGAAAGCAGTTTGAGGAATACGTTGCCAAAAAATTGAGATTACCATTCGAGATGATAACCGAGGCAAGAAATGGTGATAGGTACTTCGCATTTTCAAGCATGGATATTCGTCACTCCTTAAATGAGTGGTGGACTTTATGGCAGGCATCGCGAGCAGCTATTGAACTGGATATCGACTGGCCAGAATCGAATGACGACTTTTGGAAAGATGGTGAAGAAGGTGCTTATGCGATGGGTTATGAGGATGGGCGTGACAAAACGGTAATTGCAGTAATGAAAGCTATCAGAGCCGCTGGAATTAAAGAGAAGAATTTCGATGAAGCAAACAATATTCCTCCGAACTAAGCAACAACAGCAAGCCGCAATCAACGCCATCCTCGCAACACCACTCGATAAAGACAAGCCAGTCACCATCCGCATTACTGACTACAAGCGCAACCTTGACCAGAACGCAAAATTTCACGCGATGCTGGCGGATATCGCACGTCAGGTTCAATGGTGCGATAAGTGGTTAAAACCAGAACAATGGAAGGTTTTGTTGATTAGCGGTCATGCAGTGGCAACAAAGCAGGAAGCTGATGTTTTGCCCGGCCTTGAAGGCGAATACGTCAACATTCGCGAAAGTAGCGCGCAGATGAGTGTGAAGCGTATGGCAAGTCTGATTGAGTACACGACAGCATGGGCTATTGGTCAGGGCGTCAGATTTACCGACAGGAGGTACGAATGAGACGACAGCGACGAAGTATCACCGACATAATCTGTGAAAACTGCAAATACCTTCCAACGAAACGCTCCAGAAATAAACGCAAGCCAATCCCAAAAGAATCTGACGTAAAAACCTTCAACTACACGGCTCACCTGTGGGATATCCGGTGGCTAAGACATCGTGCGAGGAAATGACAATGCTTTTAATTCAACCTGGATTTGGACTTAGCATCAAAAAAGGCCACATGTTTGGCGAGAAAGAGTCACAACGAAAAATGGTGTCTATCCGGTTGCCATTTATCAGTATTTATTGGCTAAACAGGGAGGCAACAAATTATTGGTATACATGCGCCAGAGCAGCATTTAACGACCCTGACTGGTTTGTGAAAAACCACCACGCAGTTCGTCAGGCAAAGAGAAAGGCCAATATGACATACATGAAGGCGTATCAAAAAGCATGGAAAGAACACCGCGATCGATACCAACAAGACATGGAAAAGCTTGAATCAGAAAACATGGAATTAAGACGAAAGCTCGGTGAAGCAAAACGAGACATTGATGCTTACAAGCGACTTTTTAATGGTGAAAGCCATGCTTAG